TGGAAGATTGATGATAGCTACAATCAGGTGCCTGGCACGCAGCAGACATTTCATTTCAGCGTCAGAAATGACTACAACGAGACCAGTGAGGTCTTTTACAACACTTACAAGCTGACGCCATCAGCGGGGAATGGTCGCTATGCGGTGTCTTTCCGCCGCACCAATAACTCCAGTGATGCCAACCTGCTTAAGGTTGAAGAAATACATTCGGTAAATGTCAGGACCAACGTAGTGCATCCCACGGATACGCTGGTGCGGGTAAGAGTGCGCGCTACCGAGAATGCGACAGGGAGCCGCGAGCGCAAATACAATGCGATCGTGACCCGCAAAACTATCAGCTACAACCTGAATGCCCGTGCTGTGGATTACACGTTGCGTGCGTCACGGTCCTTTGCAGACGCTGTGGCGCACGAGTGGCTGGTTATAGGTGAGCAGCCAGTCAGCAGCATTGACCTGTATGGCCTATACGCCATATCTGAGGCTTTGCCTGATGAGCGTCTTGGGTACTTTGATTACACCTTTGATGATGAGAACGATTCTCTTGGCGACCGCATTCAGGCTATTTGCAATGCTGCGTCGGTCATCGCTTATTGGGACGATGGCGTGCTGACCTTTACACGCGATCAGAAGGTCGATTACCCAGCAGCCGTATTCAACCGGGCCAACATGAAAACGGAAGAATACAAGATCACCTATGAAGCAACTCTGCCAGGCGGTTATGACGGTGTGCAGGTCTCCTACGTTCATCCAACCACCAATAACAAGACATACATCAACTATCGGGTCATTGATGGGGATATCGTCAAACAGGAAGCGCAAAACCCAAACAAGCTGGAAGTGGTGGGGCTGCGTAATGAATATCAGGCTGATGAGCGTGCGCTTCGTGAAACCCGCAGGCTTCTTTACTCACGACTGAAGATGAACGCCAAGGTGTTTGAGGATGGCATCATTCAGGTAGGAAGTGTCATTCAGATGCCTGACATCTACGACAGCAATCAGCAGCAGGGATATATCACCGGCCGTAGCGGCAACGTCTTTGATACTAGCGAGCCTGTGGCCTTCTCCGGTGATATGTACGTGCTCGTTACGGACAGCTTGGGAAATCCTACGCGACGCTATGCAGCTACACCACGTGCCGATACGCGCTATGGCTTTGTGGCAGAAATACCGGTCATTCAGCTCAACATCTGGAACGGGGATACAGTCCAACTGCCATCTCGTTATGTCATCGCGACTGTAGAAGAACTGGATGCTCAACTGTGGACAGTAAATAGCATCAAACCTAATGCTGACAGTACGGTGTCTCTGACTGTTGCCGAGTACAGCGATCTGATTTACCGCTAAACAACCTTTATCCAACCCCAGGCCAGCCTTTGCGCTGGCCTTTTTCATGGAAAAAATATGGCTACGCAACCTACACAGAATGCAGTTCCGAGTGAATCACCACGCGATCTGAAGTTTAATGCCGGTAAGATTGATGAGTTTGTGACTTCGATGGGGTGGACCTATACCGATCGCTTTGGCCAGCAGCACTATACCATTGAGGGTATCAACTATATTGCCCAGCAGGCTATGGCTTTATTCGGGTATGTCATCTTGACTGGAAAAACATTCACCACGGGAGCGACCATCAACCACCCGAACGAAGTGCTGCTGAATGCTGCCGATGGTCAATATTACAAGTGGACCGGTTCTTTTGCGTCAGGCGGTAAAGTCGTGCCGGCCAACTCTACGCCTGAAAGCACTGGAGGGATTGGGCCGGGGGCGTGGATTGGTGTCGGTGATGCTTCCCTGCGTAGTGATCTGGCATCTGGCGGTAAGGCTGCACTGGTTGGATATGGTAGCACGACAGTGAAGGGTGCTCTTGATGAGCTTTATGCAGATAACACTGAGCAGGGTGGCAAAACAGGCTTTAACACCGTCGGCCGCTTCCTCAACCTGGCAGAACTGCGCTCTCAAGCTCCGGAATCTGCGGGAATGATTGTTTATGTTGCGTCTGCTGCAAGCAGCACTGCGGCAGAGAAGCATGTTGGCGGTGGTTTCTTTCAGTCTTTCGACAATAGCGCAGCTCCCCTAACAGATGACGGAGGTATTGTGATTGTGCCGTCTTCTGGCTCACTTGCGTGGCGTCGAATTAACTTCAGCGCTTATGACATGCAGTTTTGGGGCGTTAAGGCTGATGGCACTACAGATAACGCCGCAGCAATTACGAAAGCAACGCAGTATGCAAGAACCAATAGAATCATCCTTGAGGCTCCGGCAGGAAATATTAACACCAGTGAGATGGTTCCCATTTACAACAACATGGGTATTCGCGGTCAGGGTAAGGCAGAGGCTACTGTTTTTTATAAAACAACCAATAATGCCTTTCCATTCAAGAAAAACAACGTCACTGTCACTACAGTCGATGCGCTTGTAGGGTTCGTCCCTGAATCTTATGACCGCGCAGATACTTCGATGGCTTCCTTCGTTATTAACAGCTTGTTAGAAGGCTGCATGTTCAGAAGGCAGGGGCTTACAGAGGAAGCGGTTGATAAGGTAAGGCCTGATATTGGTATTTACTTGAACAAAACAGGGGCGTGCACTTTAAGGGAGGTTTCAGCGGAAGGTGGATATATTGGGATGCAGGGCTTTAATGTATTCTCGCCTGTATTAGAACACGTGAGCATAAAAACATGGCCGGGGCACGGTTATTCTGGGGTTCAAATATCTGACTTTAGGGATGGTATTTTTTACCAAAGCGGAACCTCTTTTGACGCAAGGCTGGTGCAAGTTTTAGGCTATCAGTTTGCCTATGAGTTAGATAGGCTTCAATATTCAAATTTCACATCCTGTACTGCAGAGAGCATTATTCCATTACCAGGTGAAACAGTTTGCTATGCATTTAAATTTATCGATCCATACTGCATAACCCTAGATGGTTGTGCAACTGAGTTTGTAAAAGGTGGGCAAATACGGGTTACTTCTTTTGCTAATCCGAGCTTTGTTAGAAGTCTTGTAGTTAACAATTACTTAGCCATAGACCAGCAAAACCCCGTCGCTGCCACACCAATTCACTATGTTGACAGTGGAGGGGTTGGGAATCTCAAGGTAAGCTATATTGGAGGAGATTTGTCGCGACAATCTCTTGCCAACCTAGCACCGCCAGTAGTTTCAGGGCAGAACTCAAAGGTAGTTATAATCAACTCCGGAGGAGAGGATTGGACTTCAACTGGTAGCGGAGTATTCACTAGACTGGCATAAAAAAAGGCCCTTTAGGGCCTTTTTCTTATTTACATTCCCTAAAAGAAAAAGAAATAACGAGATTTCCATCATTAAAATAAGTCTTATACAACCCGGCGTTAGTTATCAGGCGCATGCTGCATAGCTCAGAGATGATCTTGACCTGCTGACTAGGCGAAGGCTGCTCTTTTCCTGCGTAAATCTCCGTCATTTTAACAATCCCCCAAGCAAGAGGACCATCAAAATATGATGGTATTATTTGTTCCATTAATGGAAACTTTTGTATGGCTTTGCTTGCAATTGGAGTATAGAGTGATTTGCCATCTACTGTTATTGTTTTAACGTTATTGAAACCAATGTTAATGATATCATTCATCACTCCATAAATGATTCTATCTGCTAGCCTTTCTTGGGACCTCATAGCATTTGCGAAAGTTGCCATATATGAGAACGAGACTAATGCAAGTAATACATAAATAATATTAAGTTTGTTTTGATATTTATTTGATGCAAATGACACCAGAGCTAGTAATGTAGATATAGCGAAACCGAACCCAATAAAAACTCTAGGGCCTATTGGAATATTCTTTAGTGCAATTCCTGGTCCCGGTATGCAAAGCAGTATGATAGTAGCACTTAAAAAAACAAGTAGTAAACTTGTTAATAGCTTGCCTGTAGAGGAGTTAGATTTATATATGATTGTTAGTAGATTAACGAAACCAAAAGCAGCAATCAAACCAATAAGGATGAATAATGTTGCTATATGGCCTGTAAAAAATGAACGCAATACATTAACTGTAATTAAAATGTTGGACTTTATCTCCTCGAAACCACCAACCATTTGGTTGTAATTATTAGCGTAGTCACTGGTTACATAGATAGGAACTATAATTTTAGAATATAATAAGTACCCTGCGGTCATGCCAAATGTCGCAATGACATCCTCAATGAACACCTTATAAGGGCTGCAGCCTTTTTTTATCGAGAAAATTGTATAAAGGCACACCATGGCTATAAATGCACTGAGTGAAGCCTGATACAAAGAGAGAGATATAAATACACAAAGTGCACTTGATGAGAATAATTTTAGCCTTGTACCGGCCATAAATAATAGTGGCAGCGATGCAATAGCCACTGACAAAGACATAGTTAGGGAGTCAAATCTAAATGCAAGATTTTGAATAAAAAAAGGGCTTAGGAAGATTGGCGTAAAAACCAGCCATCCAAATCTATGCTCTGGGTTAAGATGCCTATGAAGAAAAAAACAAAGACTTGACATTATCATAATAGATAGAATCTGAGGGAGTGGGGCTATATCAGTGGCGGGCGATCCTAAGTCTAAAGATTTAAATATTAAATCAGACAAAGGGCGACCATCTATGCCCCAAGAGAAATATCCATAAATTGACCTACCCAAATCATCATAGTATGAGGCGTTTGTAATTAGTAGTGGCAGTATATAAAGGAAGCCAATTACCCATAAAGGGGTGATGGCCTTATAGTTAATTTTATTCAACATTATTCTTTTTCCTAATAATGTATTTTGGCCGTTGCTTTGTTTCAAAATAGATCCTTCCAATGTACTCACCAAGAACACCTATGCCAATGAGTTGAATTCCACCAAGGAATAGAATTGACACAATTATAGATGGATAACCGCGGACAGGATTACCAAAGAACAGTGTGTCGAAAATCATCCACGCGCCGTAAAGGAACGAGGCTGCAGCGACGAATAAGCCAATATATGTCCATACGCGCAAAGGGAAAGTGGAGAAGCTTGTTATGCCCTCCAGCGCCAGATTCCACAGCTTCCAGCCATTAAACTTTGATGTACCGGCCACTCGTTCCGCCCGAGTATATTCAACCACATCCACGCGGCCGCCTACCCATGACAAAATTCCTTTCATAAACAGGTTGCGTTCCGGAAGTAGTTTGATGTGTTCGACCGTTTCGCGTGACATTAGCCGGAAGTCGCCGACATTTTCTTCGATTGTAGGTGAGCTGATTTTGTTGTGCAGGCGATAGAACCATTCAGCTGTTTTGCGCTTCATATGACCGTCAGTACTCCGATCTACACGCTTCGCCAGAACTACATCAGCACCGTTTTTCCAGCGCTCAATCATCTGCGGAATGACATTTATCGGATCCTGCAGGTCAACATCTATTGGGACCACTGCGTCACCTGTGGCGTGCTCAAGCCCTGCGAATAGAGCTGGCTCTTTGCCGAAGTTACGCGTGAACGACAGAGCATGGACCAACGGATCTGATACTGAGAGAGCATTGATTATGCTTTCAGTAGCATCTTTACTTCCGTCGTTAATGAATACAATCTCTATTTCATGCGCGGTAAGTTCCCTGCGCACTTCCTGATAGAAAATTGGTATCGCCTCCTCTTCATTGAAGACGGGCACGACGAGGGATATTTTCATTTTGCTTCCCTGAAAACGATGAATTTAGAGTAAAGGAAACCGCAGATAAGGCTTATTGCAGAGAATGTCACCAGAGTTACCAGCGGCGGTAAATCGCTGATGTCGGCCGCCCAGCCTACTGTTGAGGCTACAGCACCCATGAACACTACATAGATTAAATAGCGCAGCGTTGTGGCCTCTGACGAGAATGTCCACCTTGCATTAACAAAGAAGGAAAAGGTAACAGCAACGCAGAAAGCGCCGAAGTTGGCAAGTGACTGCCCGGCACCGGTATTGAAGAGTATGGCGCTAAAGACGACCCAGTGAATGGCCGTGTTCAGGATGCCTACAGTAAAGTAGCGCGAGAATATTTTAATCATAGCGTTAAGCTTTAGTTAAGAGTTGTCCGATCTTATACAGAGTGAATCAGAGTGCAACCCATAGCGTGAAATGTGCATAAAAAAGCCCCGGCGACGGGGCAGACATGTACCGCGCCCATCTTACAGCAAGCTACGGGGTGGGTACTGTCAGGATAGTCGCTGTGTGGAGTGGGCACAAAAAACCCGGCTCGGTGGCCGGGTTGCAGATTTACGCAACGCTTCTTAGCTTCAAGCCATCATCGTAGCCCATGAGGTAGGCTGTGAAAGCATCCTTATGACGAACATAGCTGGCCTGGCTTTCAGCCAGTTCGCTGAGTACGCCATCATCACTTGATTTAGGAACACCAATCATTGCGTGCCATTTACCTAAATCATACGCACAGCCTGCGCATTTGTGACGACCCGTCTGCCCCTGGTTCTCTGGGAGAACCTCAAACATCTGGTTGCGGCGATGACTTTGTTTACAGATATTTTTCATAAAGCGCACCTAAAATAAGGCGCTGAACGCTTTACACGGGATCTCGCTTGAGATAATCTCAAAGACGAGATCTCAAGAAAACATTCAAGCACTGACTGTTTTTATAGCCCCTAGGAACTTCGACCTTCCTTGGGGCTTTCCCTTATGTGGCGCACACTTACTGACCACATCTTCGGATAATATCCAGGCGGCAACAAAACCTCAATAAAAAGATCAGCTTATAGCTGTATTTTTTCACACCTGTTGATTCAGCCAGCTTAGACAGCCACCCCCAAAAAAATTCCTATATCCACCAATGGCTTTACAAATTCCTCAAACGCAGCGGCTTGATCATTTTCACCGATCGATATTACTGTATTTATATACAGTAATTATCAGGGAGGTAATTGACCATGCCACGCGACTACGAAATCATGATTGCATTCCGGCAGGCGGTAAAACGCGACGCCGCCGGCCGCTACACCATCAGCACACTCGACTTCATCAATGAGCTTGACCGCTTAAACTGGCATTACACGCTTCGTGCGGCCAATAAGTGGATCGAAATGCACACCACTACGTTCCGCGATATCACAGCAACTGACGGTGAAAAGCGCCTGTTTCAGGTGTTCAACCCGAATGGCGGTGTGTGATGTTCGCCCTGGTGGATGTGAACTCGTTCTATGCGAGTTGCGAAACAGTATTCAGGCCTGACCTGCGGGGAAAGCCGGTAGTGGTGCTGAGCAACAATGACGGATGTGTCATTGCGCGTTCAGCAGAGGCCAAAGCGCTGCAGGTACCAATGGGTGCGCCGTTCTTCAAGTTGAAGGATGAATTCAGGCGTCACAACATCCATGTATTCAGCTCCAACTACGCGCTCTACGCTGATATGAGTAATCGCGTGATGACCACGCTGGAGGATATGGCGCCGGCCGTGGAAATCTACTCTATCGATGAGGCTTTCATGAGCCTGGACGGTATGAGGCGCAATATGCCGCTGGAAGAGTTTGGCCGCGCCGTTCGTTCCCGCATCAAAAAAGAAACCCATCTGACCGTTGGTGTTGGCATTGCCCAGACCAAAACTCTCGCCAAACTGGCAAACCACGCCGCGAAGAAGTGGACGAAAACAGGCGGCGTACTGGACCTGTCAAATGTCGATCGTCAGCGCAAGCTGATGGCTCTGGTACCGGTCGAGGATGTATGGGGAGTCGGCCGGCGCATCAGCAAAAAGCTGAACAGCATGAGCATCATGACCGCCAAAGACCTCTCAGAGCAAAACACCAACACCATCCGTAAACACTTCAATGTCGTGCTCGAGCGTACCGTCAGAGAGCTCCGCGGTGAGCCGTGCCTGCAGCTGGAAGAATTCACGCCCACCAAGCAGCAAATCGTCTGCTCCCGCTCCTTTGGCAGCCGCATCACGAATTACGATGACATGCGGGAAGCCATTTGCACCTTTGCTGCCCGGGCCGCTGATAAGTTACGCGGTGAGCGTCAGTTCTGCAGCCAGATAGCCGTGTTTGTCCGTACCAGCCCGCACGCTGTCGGTGAGGTGTTTTACGGCAATCAGGCGACCGGAAAGCTCATCATCCCTACAAACGATACACGCGACATCATTCGCGTTGCCATAGAGGCACTGGACCGCATCTGGCTGGAAGGTCGGCGCTACATGAAGGCTGGCGTGATGCTGGGTGACTTCTACAGCGAGGGCGTCGCTCAGCTCAATCTCTTTGATGAATATAAACCACAGGCTAACAGTGAGGCGCTGATGCGCGTTATGGATGGCCTGAATCACAGCGGGAAGGGGAATCTATGGTTCGCAGGTCAGGGCGTGCAGAATACGTGGTCAATGAAACGAGAGATGCTCTCGCCGGCATACACAACAAGAGTGTCAGATCTACCGGTAGCCCGATGCTAATCCTGTCACGGCCATCTGAAACGCTGCACGTTCCTACCTGTGAGGGCGCGGCGATTATTGACCGGACAATCCGGCCAAAGGTGGGCGACACGATTTACTTTGAGGCGTTCGGCATATGCCAGCTTGGGTTGCTGGGTCGCGATTACATCATCTGCGAGGATGGCGATACGTTTGAAGGAGAGGTGCTGGAGGAGATAACGGTGATCGGCGTACAAACGTGGGGCATTGTGGAAGTGCACGAAGATAACCGGCCAACGATTTAGCGACCATTCCCGATGCGTTGAACGCCGCGGCAGTAAATTATCTGGCTTTCATCAGATAAGGAAAGTCAGCATGAAGCCAGAACGCGTTAAAGAGCTACCAGAATGGATTGACCGCGTCCGGGAACTGATATACCTCATGGAAGAGGTTCAGCGTCACAGGGAGCCGGAGATATCCCCACCGGTTGCGCTGGAAATCAGGCTGCTACTAATCGATGCATTACGAATGATGCGCGCGGAAAAACCACGTCATTCCAGCTGAGACAGATTTGGGACATGCAAAGGTTTGAATCGGTTTTCAGGCCTTTGCATGTTTTCGCATCGTGGGACGTGTGAGCGCGGCAGAATGCGGGTAAGTTTATGATTTAAAAATGAGCTGTCGCTTCTGACATGCGGTGCTCGGGATCGATACGCGTAATAGTCATGCTTTTCTCCTTTATTTTCGCTGCGCTAGCCTGCCATATCCGGCAGGCGGCTGTCATCTGTTGTGGTCGCCTTCCGGGA